GAAGTGTGTACCAGCAGCTAAAGCTGCAAGAATGAGCGCAAGTCAAAAACGTTCTGCGGTAAAACGCAAACGATCAAAAAGACAGGGCGTAGGCGGCAAGCCTACAATGGTTAGAACTGTTGCTCGCAGAGGGAGAAAAAGACGTGGCAGTAAGAAAACGAAGGGTTAAAAAATCATCAAAATTAAAAAGAGTGGGCGTATCAGGTTACAATAAACCAAAGCGTACGCCCAAGCACCCTAAAAAATCCCATGTGGTAGTTGCCAAAGTTGGCAAAAAGACTAAAACAATTCGTTTTGGTCAACAAGGCGTGCGAGGAGCAGGAAAATCTCCAAAATCAACCGCACAAAAGAAAAGAAGAGCTTCATTCAAAGCTCGTCATGCCAAAAATATAGCTAAAGGCAAAATGTCAGCAGCTTATTGGGCAAATAAGGTAAAATGGTAGAAAAAATTAAAGACAAACTTATAAAAGTTTGGAATATATTAAACGGTTCAGATAAAAACATGGATGGAAAGGTAGATATACATGATGCAATGCTAGCAGCAGAGCAGAAAACAAAAGCCCATAGAATTCCTCGTAAAAAATAACCAAAGTAAAATAGGAGACAAAAATGTCATCATTTAAATTTTTAGGTGCGAATGCAGCTTGTGGCGTCAATGTAGGTGCAGCTTCAACTTTTGAAGATGCAACTGAAGTAAGACTAGTAAATACTGGAGCAGCAGAAGCTCTTGTAACTATTGCAAATTCAGCAGATGCTACACTTGCAAGTTTCACACTAGAATCACTAGACAGTATCGTAGTAAAGAAAAATACTTCTGATCAGATATTTGCGGCAGCAAACACAGTAGTCGGCAGCCCATGTAACGTAGGCGGATAATGCACAGAGTTTTAGAAGAAACAAGAGATCAGTGGCTAGACGAAGTTAAGCTGACAGCTACTGATACACTCAAAAGAGTCAAGAGTAAAGCTGAGAAACTTGGCCAGTTTAGCCCAGAAGATGATTCTGTTACAAACTTATGTATGGGATATCTATACTTACTCAGTGTATGCAACGAACATGAACTGTTTGTTCAAGAAGAACCAAGTTGGTACTTAATTAAAAACATAAACAAAGAAACAATTCATTAATAATGTTAGAAGTAAGTAGAAAAGACGTTCTAAGCGATACGTTAATGGAATTTGATACTGAATCAAGATTTATTAAATTACCTATTGATAGTTACCTAGACTTATTAGGTATTACACCTAATACTGCTCAGGTATCTCTTATCAATGCAATAAACAACCCAAAATATAGATTCGTTTGTGCCGCCATTTCTAGGCGACAGGGTAAAACTTATATTACAAATGTCATTGGACAGCTTGTATCTCTCGTGCCAAACTCTAATATCTTAATAATGTCACCAAACTATGCTTTGTCACAAATCTCCTTTGATTTGCAAAGACAACTAATCAAACACTTTGATTTAGAAGTAGTAAGAGACAATGCTAAAGATAAAGTAATCGAGCTATCTAACGGCTCAACAATAAGAATGGGATCAGTTAATCAGGTGGATTCAACTGTTGGTCGTTCATATGATTTAATCATATTTGATGAAGCTGCATTGGCAGACGGTAAAGACGCCTTCAATGTAGCACTTCGTCCAACTCTGGATAAAGAAAACAGTAAAGCAGTGTTTATTTCTACACCTCGTGGAAGAAATAACTGGTTTGCAGATTTCTGGCAAAGAGGATTTAATGATGAATTTAAAGATTGGTGTGCTATAAGAGCCACCTATCATGAAAACCCACGCTTTAGTAAAGAAGACATCAAAGAAGCAAGGAAAGCTATGTCTACAGCAGAATTTGCTCAAGAATATATGGCAGACTTTAATACTTATGAAGGACAGGTTTGGAACTTTAATTTTGAACAGTGTGTTGCAGATTTAAGTCAATTAGACACTAGTAGGATGGATGTGTTCGCAGGTTTAGATGTTGGGTACAAAGATCCAACAGCTTTATGTGTGATAGCATATGATTGGGACGAAGAAAAATATTATCTAATAGATGAGTACATGGATGCAGAAAAAACTACTGAGCAGCATGCAATACAAATTCAGGAAAGAATTCAAAAATATGGTATTGACTATATTTATATCGATTCAGCAGCTCAGCAAACACGATTTGATTTTGCTCAAAATTATGATATTTCAACTATTAATGCGAAAAAATCTGTTTTAGACGGTATTGGACATTGTTCAACCATAGTAGATAATGACAGGTTAATTATAGATCAAAGATGTGCTAATACTCTTTCGGCAGTAGATCAGTACCAATGGGATCCAAATCCTAACTTGATGAAAGAAAAGCCGAAACACAATATGGCAAGTCATATGAGTGACGCGTTAAGATATGCGCTGTACACTTTTGAGACAACAGCGACTAGTTTTTAATTTGAGACCAATGAAAAAATAGTTGTTGACAAGAAGGTAAAAATTTGGTATAATTTTATTAATTAGGAATTTATGGATTTAAAAAGGGATTTAGTCAAGTACGTTAGAGATAAAGCGAAAGCTAAATATAAAAAAGACACTCAGTGCTTTATCTGTGGAGAGACAGAAAATTTAGACTTTCACCACTTCTACGGAATGACCGAGCTATTGTCAAAATGGCTACAAACTAATAAAATTACGATAACATCCGCCGATGAAATAATGAATATCCGTGAACAGTTTATTGAAGAATATACTAATGAGATATATAACGAGGCTGCTACTTTATGTAAAACTCATCACATAAGGTTGCATAGTATTTATGGTAAAAGACCAAAGCTAGTTACAGCACTTAAACAAAAACGATGGGTGCAGAAACAGAGAGATAAATATGGCATGGTATGATAGATTTTTAGGCATCGAAAGAGAGGAGAAGTTAAATCCTGCTCAACGATACATTGGCCTAGAAGAAGGACTAGCAATAGATACTCGTGAGAAGAAAGATAATTATCAATCAGCTTACGAAGAACTAGAAGTAGTCAATCGCGCAGTTAACATGATTGTTGACGATTCTGCTGATATTAGATATACGGTAGGTACTAAGGTACAAGGAATTACACCAGTTGTAGAAAATGTTCGAAGAACTCGTGTTGATTTGTTACTTAACAAAGAACCAAACCCTTTTCAAGATATCAATACCTTTAAGAGAAATCTAGTTATTGATTTGTTGATTGATGGAAACATATTCATTTATTATGACGGTGTCCATCTTTATCATTTACCTGCACAAAATGTTACCATAGAAGCCGATACGGATACATATGTTAGCAAGTATGTTTATGATGGTCAAATAGACTACTCCCCAAAAGAAATTATACATATTAAGGAAAACTCATTTCATTCAATATATAGGGGAGTACCTAGACTAAAACCAGCGTACAGAACAATGTACTTAATGGATAGTATGAGAAAATTTCAGGACAACTTCTTTAAAAACGGAGCGGTCCCAGGTTTAGTACTTAAGAGCCCTAATACTCTTTCTGAGAAAATCAAAGAAAGGATGTTACAGGCCTGGAGCACTAGATATAATCCAAAGAACGGAGGTCGAAGACCTCTAATCTTAGATGGCGGCTTAGAAGTAGACAGTTTAACTAAAGTAAACTTTAAAGAACTGGACTTTCAACCCTCTATAGCAGCCAATGAAAAAGTAATTTTAGAAGCATTAGGTGTACCGCCGATTCTTCTAGACGGTGGGAATAATGCGAACATTAGACCTAACCATAGACTTTATTACTTGGAGACAGTTCTTCCAGTAGTAAGAAAAATAGCATATGCCTGTGAACGGTATTTCGGATTTGAACTAGTTGAGGATGTTACTAATGTTCCAGCTTTACAACCGGAATTACGAGACCAAGCTGCATATTATGCTACTTTGGTTAATACAGGTATTATGTCACCAAACGAAGCAAGAGACGCTTTAGGAAAAGAGCCTTTAGAAGGGCACGATGACTTAAGAGTTCCAGCTAACATTGCGGGTAGCGCAGCAGACCCCACAGAAGGTGGAAGACCACCAGAGGAATCAGAGGAAAACAATGAATAAACCAGCAGTATTAAAAAAACTAGTTGAATACTTTGCAGAAAAAGGACATGTTATGTCCACGGTAGAGTATAAAGCTGCAGATGACGCTCCTATGAGATTCATCGTAGCAAAAAGAGCTTTTGGCTCATGGAATCGTATGCAGCAGATGGCAGAGAAGCAGCTTGCCTTAATGGCACCAGCTCCAGCTCCCGTCCCCGCACCAAAACCAAAATCAAAAGCAAAGCCAGCTCCTAAAAAAGCTGAAAAATAGGTAAACTTATGTCAGAGAAAATTTTTCATTGGTCATCTACATTTAAATCACTAGGCGAAGACGACGACGGTTCTGTCAATATCAAAGGATATGCCAGTACTAACGCAACTGATCGTGCAGGTGATATAGTTGAACATGATGCATGGACAAAAAATGGTGGATTGGATAACTTTAAATCAAATCCAATCGTTTTGTTTAACCATGACTATAACAAACCAATAGGTCGGGCAACTTCATTAGAAGTTTCTGACAAAGGTCTGGAACTTGGAGCGAGAATCTCTAAGTCTGCAGGCGAAATTAAAGATCTAATTAAAGATGGCGTTCTTGGAGCCTTTTCCGTTGGTTTTAGAGTCAAGGATGCCG